TGATATACGCCATAGCACGCCCAACCTGAGCGTTGTCATTTTCGTTCTCAAGGTCGAATACTGCGTTCGCAGTGTCAAATACAACCAGCGGAAGAGCACTGTAAGTTTCTCCGTCAGCTTTTTCATTGGGTACTGTCCATTCTTTGTACTCCTCTGCCACTTGCGCGACTATTTTAGGGTCTAACCGATGAGCCTGTATAACCTTCACGCGCTCTTCAAAGTCCTCAGGTCTCATGCCTGTCATACCCCAATTAGAAAGAGAGTATATCACACGCTGCACCTGAACTACAGACTCAGTAATGATTATAACATTGCGCCTGACGAGAGGCTTCAACTCAAAATCAACTGGGCATAAGTGTGCTGCCGCAAGAGCCAGAGGCACTATTAAAGTAGTCTTACCTACCCCTGGAGCACCAGCAACCACGTTAACACCAGTAGACATGAAGTCATCATATATGTATTCAAAGACCGTGACAGCTTGAGCACCTGCATGGTCTGAAGCCTGCAAGGATAAAGGATGCTCTCCTTCAATCACCTGCTCAGGGTCCTTCTTGTACTTACCTACCCAGCCGCTATCAATAGCCAACTTGAATATACTCCGGTAAGTTATAGAGTGGGGATTGTCAATGTCGCGGTCCCACTTTTTACGCTGGTTAGCCGCCTCAAACTTATCAGAGCCTGAACTCCACTCAGTCCAAACCCTGTAACCGTTCTCCCCATACGGCTTTAATGCAGTGCCTACGTTTACCCACGTGGTGTAATCATCAGCGTCAACATACTTGAGAGCATCGCGAAGGTCATCAAAAGTCTGAGCTGTAGCAATAGGTGCGCCATTCTCTTCGGTTAGAGAGTAACTTGCAGGAGCTCTCGCTTTACTCTTTATAAGTTCAGGTAGCTCTGACGGCTGCGCAGGGTTAGACTTGCTCAAAGGGGAGGATCCTACCTTCCACTTGTAATCACCACTGACACCTAGCGTGGGAGCAACGCAGATGTAACCGTGGTGTTTAAGGTCTAAACCTTTGTCAAGTGTTCCTGGGTAGGAGAGCTCGGGGTCAGCTCGGAACAACCTGTGTTCCCCTCCCCCTTGAGTCTTGGCCACGCAAGCTGAGTGTAAAACCCCGTGCTCGGCCTCTAACCGTGTTAGAGACTCCTGTCCGTCGTTTTGCGGGTCTATGTCAAGAGCTATGAGACCTGAGTGGGAAAGACTTACCCCTATACCAGCGTTGGGGTCCGTAGACCACCAGCCTCTAATAACCTCTTCATCAGTCGTGGAATCATGGTGACCGTGGGGTACAAGCTCAGAGTGAGGATGCTTACCAGGTTTGTGACCTGAATCATTGGCGGGTCTACCGCAGCGACAAGAGCCGTTTTCATCAACAGACCAGACAGGTAGCACTGACCATCCTAGTTTAGCGTAAGCCAGTGCGTAATCAACTGTCTGAGGTCCTTGAGTATCAACAGCCCATATGTGCTTTGGAGGTTTTGCCATTAAGCTGCTCCCGCTTCAGGAAACTTTTCTTCAATCACATTCCAGTATTTACCATTCTTTTTAACAATCACCGACTCAGGCAGCGTCGCATCTTTTACGAGGTATGACACGCGTTTAGCCTGCATAGGCAGCGACACGGGTAAGCGACGGTCCTTAAAGAAGCTAGAGTCCTTATCTTTAGGTTCCTGGGTGTTGACAAACTTAGTAGCGTTTATACGAGCGTTCTCAGGAGTACTGCAGGTGTAAGTTACCATCATCATAGGATAGCGACTGTTACGAGTGTTCATAGCTATAGCGTTGCATTTATGCACAGGTACCTCTATTAAAGAAGCATCACCAGCGACCTGACCAGTCATGGGGTCTATGGGTAAAAGGGTGTTCAACCCTGGGTAAAGCGTTCTAGGTTTCTTTTGGTACGGCTGCTGAGGTTCAACTGCGTCTACCTTTTCGCCGTTCTCTTTATAAAACGTCTCGTACATGTCAACTCCACCAAGGCGGATTAAGTTACCAGCGTAGTCGAGAATGAGGCAATTCTTTTTAGTTTTGTGGAGTCTGGTTCCCCTGCCTTGAATCTGAACCCACAGGGAGGATGAAAGTGTGGGTCTCAGGCATACAATGCAGTCCAAGGCAGGGAAGTCGAACCCAGTTGTTATCATGTCAACTGAGCATATCACGTCAATAGAGCCATCCCAAAGTGCAGTAAACACTCTGTCACGCTCCACTTGATTCATGTCTCCGGTGAGAACTGCAGAGGTTCTTCCGGTACGGTCGTTAATTAACCGTGACGTATATTGCGCTGTCTTTACGGTCGGGCAGTAAACCGCTATGTGGTTACGGTAGGTGGCTAAATCTTCAAAGGATTCCACCACGCCTTGAAGCCACTCGTAGGTCTGAGCTTCGGCAACTTCTTTTTGAACAAAATCACCGCTAACTGATACGTTTTCAACATCTAATTGAATATCAGTCTGCACCCCCACTAACGGGCAAAGGTAACCGTCTTCAACAGCTTTAGTTACGTTATAATTGTAAGCTAGTGTATCAAAAAAGAACTCTTCACCTTTACCGTAAATAATACCGTTGTCCATGCGCCAGGGTGTGGCGGTCATAGCTACCCGACCAGCTTCAGGGTATCTCTTGAGTATTTTACTATAAAGAGAGTCTTCGCCGAAATCGTGAGGAACTCTATGAGCCTCATCAATAATAATCAAATCAGGCGTGGTCATTTCTGCCAGGACACCCATCATACTTTGAATGGTTCCGAAAATAATCGGCTCTGCCGTATCTTTACGCTTTAATCCTGCGCAGACTATGCCAGCTTTCGTGCCAGTGTATGCTAAATAAGTTAGAGCATTCTGTTTAACTAACTGTTGAACGTGAGTAAGGATCCAAACTATTTTACCTTCAGCTTTATATCGCTTAGCTAACTCCGCAATAATAAGAGACTTACCAGTACCAGTTGCTAATTGCAACACTGGGTTTTTACCGACTAAAAGCTGAGCATACGCAGAGCATACCGCTTCGTTTTGATACTTTCTTAATTCCATTTTCATCCTCCGAGTTATCAGTTATTCAGTCACTATAGTTTTATCGTTTTAAAAAAGCAAGTTATTTTTTATTCTTCTTCGTCATCAGGTTCCGTGTAGTCATAAAAGTCATCACCCCAGTCTTTAAAATGACCCATTTTATCGTTATCTTCATAACCGTCGTCATACAATTTTATTTCTTCTACGGTCATATCTTTCTGTTCAATTTTTGCAGAAGTGCCTGTGTTTCCCTCGTAGTAATGAGGGTTATGGCCTCGCCCATAATAACTATCAGCGGTGCCTCTGTCATAAGGACCACCGTGTCTTGTTTTACCTTCTTGCAGGCCCACCACATAATTACCTATTTTGCTCATTTTTATTACTCCCCAAAAACTTCATTACCTACCGTTATTGGTAGTTCAATTGTGGTTATCTTAAAATTGCATTTTAAACAAATCCTGCGCCGTTTGACTGTTCTGAAACCGTATTCAAAATGAGCTCGTGAATCCTTAGTCACGAGTTTAACCGGTAAGTCTAATTCTTTGCAGCTGGGGCAGTGGGTTACGGCTAAGGTCATTACGCTGCCTCCTTTTCAAGATGGGCTTTTAACTTAGCGTGTCTTTGGTCAAAAGAATAACCGCCCCAATAAATATCATAATCGTCATCCCAATGACCTTCACGATAGTCAATATTAGCCCGATTGTCTAAATCATGGCAGAAAGTCCATAAAACGCTGCGATCAACCAGGGTAGATTTAGTAATCTTACCTTCTAAAAGATCGTTAAGAAATTGAATATATTCATTTCTAAATTCTGCGGGTTCAACACTATCCGCACATTCGATGAAATTAGAAACTTCACTAATTGCATAATAAGTTTTGCGAAAGATAATACCGAAAGTGATTTGATCTTGAGCCATGAGACCCTCCTGAGTTATGAGTTATACTGAAAGTATAGCTCTTTCATTGATAGAAGTAAACCCCTAAAATTTTGTTTCATAAACCCATCGCGCCATTAATAGAGCTTCAGCTCTGTCAACATGCTTTTTCAGGTGTAACTCAGCATCAGGAAACATTTTTATTGCAGTGGCCCGACAAACTTCTTTATCTGATGTCAAACCAAAATGTTTTTTCCATTTCATAGGGGTGACATATTGCATTTCAAACCTGCAGGCAGCTACTGAAGCCCTGGCAGTGCCAAAGCTGTCACCTAGGCTAAACACTGAAGACACTCCCTGCCCTGGCATTGCGTTTACTCTCTCAAGAGCTACTAAGACTGCTTCATCGGCAGAAGTGTTCTCCCTGAGTATGGTCACCAAAGCAGTCGGATTGACTTCATTCTTTACCGTTCCACTGCCTTTTAACATGACAGGCATATCTTGGACGTGTTTGTATTTCCCGTCAATTAAGAAAGCTACGGCTCCGTAAATGCCTGGGTCAATGCCTATGGTTATCATCGGGTTTCCTTCGGTTATAGAGCTTGATATTCGCTACAAGCTGCTCTTTGCTGGTTAAATGAAAGAGTGTAATTGTTCAATGTACACATCCACTTACCATCTTCATGGGGTTGACACATGTTACATGTTCTGCAGTTACGCAGTGGCTCTTTATCTTTGACACATATCTCTTTGAACGTGCAAAACTTACACCCAAAACTACCTGCGTCATCACTTATACCCGCTGGTCTCATCGTAGCTTCTGTGAGTGATTTAATTCTTTTAAACAGTTTATCTTGCTCAACTTGATCAGCTTCAATTATTTCACAGTACATTCTTTCATCGTCTTTGCACACCGCTAAATAAAGACATTGGTTAATGTTCTGTAACTTCATTGTTATTTGAACTTGAGCGTAATGAGTTGGTTTACTCTTGGCCACACCGTGTTTCTGAACAGCGTTGAAATTAGATTTATTGTGCGTTTTAATTTCTAAAACATGGGCACCTTTTCTTCTGGGTAGACCTTTTATTATTCCATCCAGTTTAGTTATAAAGTGACCAGTTTCGTCAACACACTCGTACTGCTTACCGTCATCGCGCTTCTCCCAAACGCTAAAGCCAGCTCTACGTAAATCTGCTACGACTCGGTCCTCTTGTAAGTGACCAGTGCCGAACAGCCGGAGAGTCCTCCCGTGGAATTCTTCTCTTTCAAAAGCTCGCCAATCAAACCAAATTTCTCTAATACATTCATTCCCGATATAAGATGAGCCTAGTCTACCTAAATATATTTGAGATTTTCCTGCTTTTTCTTCGTTAGAATATGCATCATATATTCGGTCTACTATATCTAGCCCGACCGTGCAGGGTATTTCAGCCATGTCTTATTCCTTTCAAAAGAGGGGAGAGCCGAAACCCTCCCCATGTTTTTAATCCCAGGGATTACTTCCGCTTTTTTCTGCAGGAGCTTCAACTGCTGCGACAGGAGCAGAGACATTTTCTACTTTTTTCTGCGCTTTGCTTTGTAGAAAACCTTTGATAGTGTTGCTGTCGGAATAACCGCCAGTACCTTTATCAATGTCTACAGCTGCGGCAAACGTCTTACCGAGCAGCAGGTCGGTGTCTGCAGCATCAGGTTTACCACAAGCAGTGGCCCATGCCACAAGCTGTTGGCGACCAATACGCTGTGCTGTCTCATTAGGATTCACAATGTTAAAGTTCTGCCAAATTAAACGGCTCATGTGTGGTCCGTCCACTACCTCAAATTTTACTTTGATGTAAGAGCCATTCTTTTTAGAGGTCTCTTTTTCTTCAGCTTCTAAAGCCTGAAGTTTGTATTCACCTTTTGGGATTGGTGAATAATCGGGTACAGTGTCAACTTCTACTTCGTCAACGTCAAAACCAAATTTAGCCATTCTATTCTCCTTTATTCAACGACTGGGATGATTGATTTAATATTATCGATGCCCATTTCGATTTCTTCTGGGCAACCATAACGGTTCTTAGCCATGTACGCAGGGTTCTCGACTAAATGTAACAGCCGCTCCCCTGTCGTGACACCTCGGTTTTTCGTATTGTTAAAACCAGAGTCGCTTTTGCGTATCAAAACTTTGAAAGCACAGAAAGCTAACACGTCTGTCCACTCTTGCAGCAATGCGTTGCATCGATTGGGCAGCTTAGGCTGGTAGCGATCATAAGGTTCGGTGCGCGGGTCTTCAAACTTGGTCACTGAAGCATGAGCGACCAATACCACGTTCATGTTCTTTTTGTGACGCAAATGATCTAATCCTTGCAGTATCTCCCGAAACTCCTCGGCGACCATCATTTGACCTTTGCCGTAAGCCAGTTCTTTGGCATCGTGAGCACTCTCAACACTCGTTTGAATGAGAGGTTCAATTAACCAGTCCACAGTGTCCACTACGACCGTACGGAACTCGTGATCTTCTTTCAAGAGCGTGCGTATAGAGTCCACGACATCTTGAATGTTTGAGGCTTTCGGGAAACTCGTAACGTCTAACGAGTCCAAACCATCTTCTGTACTGATGAAGATAGGTTTTGGGAACTCTGATGCGAGAGTTGATTTACCGATACCATGACTTCCGTAAATACAAATACGAGGTGGCACCTTTTGCACACCTTTACGTAGGTTGGCCTGCCAATCAGGCTGTTTCTCTTTTGACATGTTTTTCTCCTTTGTTGGATTGAGGCAGTTGTCGACTGCCATTGTTAAACTGGTGCGCCTTCGTAATCAAAATCGAGGGCTTGTTGCTGAGAGCTGAAATCCCATTTCTGAGGGATATAACAAAAAGTGTTCCTATCCCAGCTCAATATATCTATACTGTCTGTGTACTCGGAGGCTATGGCCATGCACACTCCGCAGAGCGTCGGGTCTCCTAACATGAGCAGGTAATCCCCGTCCTGCCATGCTTCAAAAGTCCTCCGAGCTTTACCTATCATAGCTTCGGTGTCGTAAGGTTTACGAGGATTACCGAAAACGGCCAATAGATCTCCGTATCGTTTAGCATCTGACAAATCTTTTTTATTGTCAGCTTGTACTACAAAAACTGTTTTACGCTGCATTTCTTTTCCTTTTCTTTGCCACTGGTGCGACAATATCCAGTTCAGATTGTGTTAAATAATCAGAAGCCCCAACTGCTACAGCAATTTTAATAGCTTCTTTATGGTACCAATTATAATCTAAATCTGAGGGATGTTTTACGAAATCGTTTACCGTCATACACGCCCTAGCACCATCGCTCTTAGGGACCTTATTGTCATTCTTGTAATAACGTATAGGCTCTAATGATTCTGTGCTTTGATACCACCGTACAACTTTACCTAAGTACTTACCTAGCTGTTTGCCTCCGCCAGTCACGTTCCTAGCGCTTATAAAGTCTTTGAAAGGAGCTTTGTAAATACTCTCACCTAACGGGACCCCATTAGATAGCCACGCTCCTACAGCGTCTGAGCAAACCTGAGCGGTCGGGTTCTTACGTAAAGATAAAGGAGCGTATATTCCTTTCACTTTTAGAGACCTGTCAGGTTTCACAGCAATATAATTATTGACGTCTTTCATTGCTAACACCCTGTAAGATGTGAAATCAAACAAGAATTTAGAAATATCGCTGAACATATTGACCTGCTCATGAACCTTATCTTGCGCCCACTTTGGGTATTTAACTACGATACCGTCGGTATTAGCACTCAATGTTTCTACCCCCACAGACTCTAGCTTTTCTATTAACATGAGAAGCGTTAATTGCCCAGTTAAAGTAACCGCTAGCATAAGGTCTGGCGCATACAATACCGAGTACTTACTGGCCAGTTTGCCGAACGTGCCATTCAAACTAATCTTGAGCGTCTCAGAGGTCGTCTTATTACCTTCTGCTTTGGCCTTTAGCCTCTGGGTGTAGATCTTGCGGTATTCCTCCACAAACGCCTTTCCAAGCGTCTCAGGTATAAACCCGCACTCAAGAATAATTGAGGGGTAAAACGACGCAGCATCTATTTCAGTCATGATTTCATCGCCAGCCGTGTAGCATACTTTTTTATCGTGAACTGAGTGGATGCCCCCAACCCCAAGTTGATACTTACCCCTTTTATACTGAACTATTTCTTTACCTAGGAACTCTGGCAGCACTACATGACCCGTGGCAGGGTTCATTTCAAATACGTGTTTTGAAACTTTATTCAACAAGGTCTGTAAATCAGGGTCTTGAAACTCTAAGAAAGAGGGAGGTTGATACTTAATAGTTTTGGGTATTTTATTGTCTCTCTTTTTCAGACCCATGCTTTTTATATACGCCTGTTCTGCCATTTGTGAGTCTGACTTGCTACGTAAGTCTACATTATAAACTCGACTCATTTCAACCCTAAGCATTATCTCTGGCTCTAGAGTCTTTAAAAGTTTCTCAGTAGTGTCTACATCGTTGTGACAATAATCAAGTATCTGTTGTTCCTGGTCCGCTGTGACCATGACGTTGTGAGCCAAAGGCATGTCCTGCAAGGTGGGCATATGCATTCTGGCACCATAGGCTTTTAAACCTACAAAAGACGGAGACACTTCAATAAGATCTATATGATCTTTTATATGCTTTCTAAGGTGAAACTTTTTATAAGCCTCCCAGTATGGGGTCCTGTTGACTATCAGATCGTCTGCTATCTGTTTGATTTGTCCTTCGTTACGCCCCGCACAAAAAGCAGCTACGATCACATCGTCAAAATAGATACTGTTGAAACCGACTAAAGTTTTCTTACCGTGTTCTAAAAACGATTTCAACTTATCTACAGCGTTTGCCTCATGACGCCAAACATCAAACCATTCCCCTGTCTCAACACACTTGGCGCTGAGCAGGGTGCGGTTAGGCAAGGTTTCTGTATCGTAGACCCAAGTAGTCATAGGTCATACGGATCCTTGTAGCGCAGATCTCCCTTGTATTGACCAGGGTGATCTTGATTAACATAAGCCCCAGTAGCTTCTGCCTTATCGTGCTTTACGTTTTCAAGCTCAATCAACTTTTGAATAAAATGAGCAGCTTTCTGCAAGTCTTGAACAGCATTGTCTTTCAAGTAGCATCGCTCGATGTATTTTGTAGCGCACGCCTGGAAATAGTTGAGGCCAAGTCGATCAACGCGATCCCAATGCTCTTCACTATCACCGTCGCTTTTATAATGACTGCCGCCAATTTGAGTTTTATTTGCTGACATTAGACATCTCCTCAATAAGAGCGAATAGCTCATTCTCTTTAGCTGTCAATACGAATTGACGAGCATAAGATAAATACGTGTTCAATATAGCGTGCATTTGAGAGTTACCCATACTCATTTCTTGAACACAAAATAATGCGCCATGGGCGATGTCTGCTAATTTCAGAGTGCGCTTGTCACGTTCATTTAAATCAGGGAACTGAATACCAGCTTCAAACATTAACTTGTTTTCAAGATCACTAATTTGAGAAGTTATACCATATTCTCTTTTAGCGGGGGACGGAATGTCACCTGTCACATGTTCACTGAGGTCGTGAAACAACGCAGCCATCAGTAAGGACCGACTGGCTTGAGGGTCTAACAATAGAGCGACCATGGCCACTCCATGAGAATGATGCCCGACTGTCTCTGTTGAGATCACATTCTTGGTGTGAAATCTTCTAACAGCCGCACCATCTAAAATAAATTGTAAGGTGGTCTTCATTTTAGTTTTCCTTTATAAGTTATATAATAACTATGGTTTGTTTTATTGTAAAAGGCAAGTTTTATTTTTGCCGCCGCTCTATCCATTTAGACACAGCTAATTTCCAGTCAGTCGCAGCGATATCATTTACTAAATGAAAACCATCGCTAACACCTTCTTTACGCTCCCTGTATATATGGGCCATGGGTAGTGCCACCTCATTAAAAAATGGGTGGGTATAATTGCAATGATGTGGACCTGATGGCTTACAGAAGTTTTCACAATCTCTAAGAAAACCTTCCATATTCATATTCTTCATTATAGGGTAAGGCGAGACCTCGCCAGCGTTATAAGCGTCATGGTCTCTGCTAGGAGGAGAAGTTAAGAAATCACCAATGTTATATAATTCAGTGTATAAATGAAAATTAACTGAGATTTGATTATACACCCCTACTTTCAAACCTAAAGACCTCGCAACAAACTCCTGCAGGAAACTGAAATGTACCGCGTTAGCTCCGTAGGCACCCCACCAAATGTCATTAGACCTGTTAAAAACAGTCATCACTACTTTGTCGTCAATTATTTGAAAAACAATTTGAGTGTTACATGCCTTGTCAATAGTCTTCTTATATAGGTCTTGAGAGTCCCACATTTGCACAACAGCTTGGCGAGTGCTGGGATCTGTACGTAATAAGTTAATTACATCAATTAACTGGTCATGACCAAAATGCTGTCTCCAACGCCATCCGTACGCAGCATTAAAGTTTCTACCGTCATCACTAAAGTTAGCCATATTTTTATTAAACTGAGAAACAAATCCCACGTCTTTACGACCCGCAATCATCCATATGGCTTCCATTAAATGAAATATAGGGTTGGCATCTCTATGCGGGTCGAATAAAACACGCTCCTCAGGATGGCGGTATGTCGTAGTTACCACGCCTGGGTAAACCAATGCTGGCCCATTCCTAGTCTCCTGAGGTTCAAGCCCCATAACTTTAAGTTTCCAGAAAATTTCTGAAAAGGCTTCGTTAACATTATCAACTACAAGTTCCATAATTAAAATCCTGTTTCTGGTCTGTACATACTTTTGGGTGTACCTTCATTAAGCACGGTACGAGTGTATTTGCTGTATTCACACATCACGTTCTGCACGTCATGAAGAGTGAGGTCAATAATATCTAACTCTTCTTTAATTGCCTCATTTAATGTGATCAACTCATTATTAAAATCATCCTGTTTCCAAGACGCATATGGGCCTCGCTTTAATAGATAATTTAAACCTTTGCTACTACCAGGGCCGATAGGTGCGTAAGTGTAAAGGTCACCAGCCTTTGCTAGCACCGCATCACCATATGTCAAATCTGCTGCGACCTGCCCTGCAATAAACGTGCTTATGCCAAAGCAACCTGCCAACACATTTACAAAATTTTCAACAGAGTTATGCTCAAAGAACGAATGATCTATTTCATCTCCTACTTCAAGGGCAGGTGAAATAATGTACCTTGCCAAGGATAAAGATTTTACAGAGCCTACATCTTTTTTAGTAGGGTAAACCATGTACGCTCCGGAGTAAACTTTACCGCCATTTAACTGAGCTCTAAACTCTTCTATACTCTTTGAGAATACAGCAGGGTCAAAGTTACCTGCGTCATCGAGTAATATACCGTCATCAATTAAGCGCTGCAGTGTGGGTGGCCAGTTAATTAACCTGCATATTAAAAGAACAAACCAGAGATCCTGCCTATAATTCTCAGTTGAATAAAGATTTATAACATTCTTTATAATCCATTCACTAACGCGGTCATCCTTACGCCTGATATTAGTAAATTTATATTTACTTAAAATAGGGTCAAAGGTTAACGCGCCGTTAAACCTATTTTCTTTCGCAATGCGCATGGCTTCTCTTTCCCATACGAAATAAAGAAGAGCCTCTGTAGACACAATAGTATCTTTATCAGGCATATGGTACGGATTACTTTCAATCATGATATTTCAAAGTCCTTTATTATTTTGACTAACGGGGGATGAGTGTTCATGTGGTCAATATCAACTACCCTGAAACCAGCTTCAGTTACATGTTGACGACAAGCTGTGACGCCTCCAAATTTAGCAACCAAATTTTTAGGGTCAAACTCTTTGGTGTTTCCTGCAGTGAGCCTGCGATTAATAACCCTGTCTATACATTTATCTTGAGGAGTGTCTAAGAAGGCATAGACAGTGCATCCAGTCTCTTCAGTAATCTGAGTGACTTTACCCCCAAGACCAGAAGCAGAAACGAGGGCACCCTCGTAGAGAACATGACCTAAGGCATGCGCCTTTATTATTCTTTCTGCTACCTCTAATTGAGTGTTAATGGAGTCTGTACCTCCGCAAACATTATCGTACTTGCCGACAATAAATAATGGTTTCTCAACACTAAGAGATGTGAGGTCTATTCGATACCCCATTATCTTTTTACCACTCATTAAGGTTTCAGAAGGATAATCTTCTATAAACTTTCTAACTGCAGTAGTTTTACCTGAGCCAAAAGTTCCTGATAATCTTAATATAACATTAGGCATCTAAAAAATGCTCCCCTCTGTATGGACGGCCAGTCAATTTGAATATAGCCGCATGTTTATTAATGTCAACCCTGGTGTCGGAGCATTCAGCTCTGAGCCATGTAGGTAAGAGTTCAGCTCTCATATCCTTAAACACTTCAACATCTAAGCCTTTTTCTTCTGCCCACTCAATTCGTGACCAGCCCATATCGGCGTACACACCAGGGTAACGTCTACCAAAGAAATGATTCTTGAAAGTGCATAAGTTGCTCTCAAAAGTGAAATTACCTATGTTGGGCGTCTCAGGGTTATGCCTAGCAAACCGATCCAAATAAGACTCTGCTGCTGAATTCAACCAGCCGCATATTTTACCAAAGTCTGGGTAATCTCCTTTGAAACCGTTCTTCATTCGCTTGTCCCAGACGAACTTGTCAGCACCGTGCAATATCATCATACCATTACGATGAGATTTACTGCCTGATTTATCTGCAAATAATAAGTCATCACAGTCTGCACCGAATCCATTCAAGTAAACATATTCAAGATAACTGAATGATGACAAGCGACCGAAAGAGTCATACCCGTTCCTAACCCTTTTCCACAATGTTTGATAATCTCCCGTCAGCATCTCTTCTTGAGAATTGAAATTACCCAAAAGGTTAGCATAAGATTTGATTGCGTCGATGGTGTCTTTCTTTTGATACCTCCTGTCAGTGTCATACTGCAGGTTTTCCCAGTTTTTATCAAACCAGTCAGTAAACTTATTTAAAGTAGAACCCGCCGGAGGGACCTCAGGAAGCTCATACATTAACCTTAAAGATGTTATTGGGTTTTGCGTCATGCCATTTAAAAAGGCAAACCAGAGTTTATCCTCAGCGTCCCAGTTATAGCGCTTAGCCAATTCAGGCAGGTAAAGATAAACCAGTCCAGGCATAACGCCATATTTCAAGTTCACATTGTAGAGCGCATCAAAGTATTCTGTGCGGTTTTCCCGCAAGCGATAATCTTTATCAGTTATCATAGTTATTCCTTTACTGGCTTTAAGCCCTTATGACCTTCTCCTGCTACAATCTTTTTAAATCTGACAGGAGAATATTCTAAGTTAGTAGGTTCTATTTTAATATAGAAACAGGTACCATGGTATGCCATGGCAGTCACCCTATAACCATATTGTTCTTCAAAGTAATCGCTAAAGACTGTCGCATAACTCTCTCTATCATTAGAAACATCATGCCCTCTAGCAATTAAATTAGGTACTGTAAAATGCCATCTACAGCTTGACCCATCAGTAATGATTATAGCTTCAGGTTCATGAGATATCATTCTTTCCATCTCAGTTCTCCATTTACCATTACTGTGCTGTATCAATGTGAAAAATGGGAAGTCACAGACATAGATATCAGCTGGCATAACTCCGAGTCTTTCGTGGGCATCTTCTTTAGAAACAACGACATTAGAATATCCTGCCATGCAGTATTTGAGCTGATTAACACAGTCGTCATCAAGCTCGCCTATAAAATGATGCTCAGGCTTTACCACATGCTGCAATGCCACTGAGAAAACACCACAGCCTCCGAACGGCTCTTGAATAACTGGGGCACCTAGGTGCTCATTTAAAAGAAACTCTTGACAGAGAACGTTCTTACCAGTTTCCTGCCAGCGCTTATTTAAATACTGATAGTAGCTGTAATCCCCGTCAGGCATTTTCTGAGGCTCGCCAGGAAGAAGCTCAAAATCATATTTGTCTAATATTTTCCATTTGGTGGTCATTAAGAGGCCTCCGTATAAAAAGGTTCTATTACCTTGGTGTCAGCAGCACTACCTACGATCCAGAACGCAGTACTATCGTCACGATCTAGATTGTTAGTCTCTCTAAGCCATCTCCACATTTTAGCCTCATACGTGGGGTGAAATGTTATGTCCTCATAAACTTCCCCTGTGAACTTTTGAGAATATGAAGCGTATTTGTTATCATGTAAAGAATAATGCTTCCATTTGAACGGTAAATTTTTATAGTCCACCCCCATTACTTTTAAGCGTGCAGCCATCCAGTCTCTTTTATCAGGTCCTATGGCTATTGTAAATAATTCTTTGAGATTTTTAGGGTTCCTACTTAGGCCTAACACCACGCTGGTTAAGGAGTTGCATGAGCCCGCAGGCATGATCAGCCTTTCAACCTCATCAGGCATGTTGCTTGTTTGATGAGCACCGACCTCATGAAACTTCTTAACATCTTCAGGATCATATCTGTCGTGAGGTACAGTTATACCGTATTCAACAATTAAAGAAGATGGCTGTTTCAAATCAGCTACTTTCTTTTGAAGTATCGGGTTATATGGACCGTTTGCATATTCAAACACTGCTCCAAAACCTGCAGCAATCCTAGGATTGTCATGATTAAGAACAGTGTGGGGCTTACTATAGACAACCTGCCTATTTTTAAGACCATAGTGAGAACCGACGATGGCGCTCATGCTCAGCTGAGGAGATTGAATAGAAGCTCCCGTAACTATGTGAGACTTACCCTCTTTGAAACGATTAACATACCATATCAGCTGTCTCATTTTAGAGCCGTTAGGGCCGCTATAACCGAGAGGTGCGAAGTAGTCTTCTCTTTTGAACCACACCCCAGATTTATTCTGCCAGGGAGTTAGAGTGGCCAAGTAGTTTTCCCACTTGACCTCCTCTCTATTCATTGCTAACTTATTGAACACACTATCCATTACGCTTCAATCCTGACTGAGCTAATTCAAAGGTACGCTCGTTGATGGTCACAGACCCTCTAATACCAGCCTTAGCAGCTGTGTAGAGCACCCTGGTGAGCCTATCTACTTGAGCACCTGTAACCCATTTAGGATAGGCCTTCCAAAGCTGATGAACATTACCAAACATCCCTAAAGATGAGCCTTCAATATCATAAACTATGATAGTTCTGTCTAACTGAAGGGAGGTGCTCATCGTTTGACGACGAGTTAAAACTTTAGGAGCCTCTTCTATTTTCAGCTCAGTTTCAGGGTCTACTACGCCACCCTCTTTTATTTCCTGCAAGACCTGAGATAATTGCTCGCAGCGTTTCACACCTGTGGCGTGGTCACGAAACTTTTTAATGGGCTTCACACCTTCCCAGTTATTATAAAAAGACACAAGCTCTTTAGACGACATAGCTTCAAATGGCGTATCTGTATTGTTGCTGCGCGATAAGTATGACGTAGTATTCATTTTTATTCTCCTTTGATCTTGCGTAAAGCAGCGTACGCTTTGTCGCAATATTGAAAAGTGTTATTGTAGTCTGGCCATACATCTGCTTCAACCATTTCACAATAGAACGCAATAGGATCTAAAGTGTAACTGTTTTTAAAAAAGCTGGTTACCTTGTTCAAATTATTTGTCCTTGCCTACAGTAACGACCAATGTTTCTAAGTCGTCAAATGCATCGGCTACTTTAGACCAATCACCTTTGTGTGCAACTTTGATTGCCTTGTTGATTAGTGCTGGTTTGATGTCCATTTCTTCTGCAATAGCTTTTACAGTATCTTTTAAACCTGTAGTAAGATCTTCTACTTCTTGCATAACTTGGGCACCTTCATTAACAAGACGTTCTAGCTTTAGCTTTTCGTCCTGTCCATAAGTTCTATCACTCATTATATTCTCCTTGATTTGTGATTATCTGTATATTATATACTCTATTATTCTATTTGTCAAGTGGCTTGTGGCCTATGTATTGTCAAATTGCCTGCAACAACGATTCTTTCTTTTTCGTTCTTTTGCTCTGGAACACTATGAGTTACCCAACCTGGAAACACAACCATAAGTCCTGAATTTGGATATATTGCATTTCCGCTTGTTGGAAATACTAATGGACTATCATCTGGTGTTGCATCTACGTAATATGTAAAACTCCAAAGTGCAGGGTGATGTGCATGGGGGTTACAACTATCACCTTTTTGGTAAACTGCTCCCCAACAATCAGTAGCATAATACTTTCCTAAATTTGGTAAGTTAAGACCACCTTCGGTAACATCGATTGCAAAATCAACTATCTTTGCAAAGTCAGGATCTTTAAACATAGTCCATTTAGTCATGTCAGCTTGTACATTAGTTTTTCTATATTGCTGATCACCTTGGGCTCTAATCTTTTGACCTAGAATCGGGTTGAGTGTTTCGAACTCTGGATAAACCATTGTAAAAACATCAGCTTGTTCTTTGAATTCAAGAGTTTGTACATTAGGAACTAACATACAACTATTTAATCTGTTTTTATTTTGGGTTTGCTATGTGTGGCTTTTTCATATGCTTCTTCAAAACCATCTAGGTATAAGTATGACTCTTCATTATACCAAACACGTTTAAAGTAACTGTTGTAACAGTTTAATATACATTCTTCTGTAGTATTGAAGTGTCCCTTAACAATCCAGAACACCCTATAAGCATCTTTTCTTATTTCTTCATCGGTCAATTAAACTCACCGTCTGTAGTTGTTGTTTGTTAAATTTATTTATTACTTAGGAGCAACTAGGACTTTGCCTTTGGATTGTGCTTTTAGGAATTCTTTGAAACCTTCTGGTGTTGCTTTGATAGTCTTACCATCTGTCCAGCCAGTTCCTGACCATTTCCAAATAGTTTCTTTATCATCGCTGTAAGCACTACCTACTGGAAGGTCGTCTATCTTTTTAATCTTAGTTGAT